TGCGAACTCACGTCGCCCGTCATCGTGTACGCGCCCGGCGTCACCTTCGAGCGCGTCCGGTTCAAGGTCGCCGACCCGCAGCATACGCTGCTGACCCCGGGCGAACGGACGCACGTCATCGACTGCGATTTCCTGGGCGACTACCTGACCGGCTGCCGGCGCGCGATTGCCGTCAACAGTCCGGGCGTCGTGATCAGCAAGTCCCGCATGCGGGATATCCACCACGCGCAGGACGCCGCGTGTATCGCCGGCTGGGACGGGACGAAAGACCTGATTGTCGAGGACTGCTTCGGCGAATCGTCCGGCGAAAACGTCATCTTCGGCGGCGCCGATGCGCAGTCCGAGGACCGCATTCCGCAGGACATCGCGATCCGCCGCTGCACCTGGACCAAGCCGGACCACTGGCGCACCAAGCCGAACGGCGCCACGGTGAAAAACCTGTTCGAGTTGAAGAACGCCAAGCGCGTGCTGCTCGAGGACTGCAACCTGGCCAACAGTTGGACCGATGGCCAGACCGGCTTCGGCATCGTGCTCACCGTGCGCAACCAGGACGGTGGCAACCCGTACGCCGTCGTCGAGGACGTGCTGATCCGCAAGTGCGTCATGCGCAACGTCGAGAGCGCCGTCCAGATTCTCGGGACGGATGATACGCACCCGTCCGGCCTGATGCGCCGCGTCACGTTCGAGTACTGCCAGTTCGAGTACCTGCACGGCAACGGCGTCCAACTCGGGAACGGCGTCGAGGGCCTGACGTTCGCGGACTGCAAGCTCTGGAGCCCGAACAACGGCAAGTTCCTCGCCTTCAACAATCCCCAGCGCCCGATTGTCGGCCTCGTCATGACCAACATCGACGCCAACGAAGGCCAGTACGGCATTCTCGGGGATGACAGTTCGCCCGGCATTCCCACGCTCGACACGTACGCACCTGGATCACAGTTTCAGAACGTGCTGCTATGGAAGGGACCGAACGGCCCATACCCGTATCCACCCGGTATCAGCGTCCAGTGACCGGCACGCCCGGCCGCTGTCCGTACTGCGACGGCGACGTGCGCGATCATCTGCCTGACTGTGAGTGGGTGCTGATGAAGGACCAACTCCTCACCGTCATCGAATCCCTGGCCGTCACCGTGTGCGCGCTGCAAGAGCTGCACGAACGGACGACGGCGCTTGAGGCCAAGCTCCTCTGATGCCGCTCTACTACTGCGTGGAACCGGGGTGTACCACGCTCGTCCGGCGTGGACGCTGCGCGCAGCACAATCACAAAACCTGGTACTACACCGTGCGCTGGGCCCGTCTCCGTGCGGAGGTGCTGGTGGATGCGGCCTATACCTGCGGTATATGTGGCCACGTCCAGGCGCAGCTCGAGATTGACCATATCCGCAAACACGAGGGAGACCCTGGACGGTTCTGGGACCGAGCCAACCTCCAGGCCCTGTGCCCGACGTGCCATGTATCCAAAACCAAGAGAGGTGAGTGATGAGTAGACGAACCACGGAAGCCCTACACGAAGCCCTTGAGGAAGCCGCGTTGGTTGGTGCTAAGGAAATTAAGGAATTTCTCGGGACGTACCGCGGCAAGGATCCTGATCGGTTGCGCCGCGTGCAGATTGCGATCAGTGCGGTTGGCAGTTACACGCGGTGGCGCGCGAGCCAGAACAACATGATCAGCATGATGCTGATTGCCGCACGTCAGACCGGCATCGGTCCTCAGCAGACATTGGATATTGCCAAGACGGCTGGCTTATTGCCCGAGTCCATCCAGGCCGAAGTCGTCGAATTAAAACAGGCGAAGTGAAATGTCTGGCGCGAGAAGTCATGCGCACGCGGTGAAGGTGTCTCAGTGCGTCTGGTGTACCGCCACGTTCTCTAGGCGTCCGTGGAGTGATGACACGCTGCGCTACTGCACGCGTGAGTGCTACTTCGCGATGAAGAAAGCGCGAGCGCACGAACGCCACGAAGTTCTCGCCGTTGAACAGCAACTCGAGCAGGAACTCAGACGCAGCGCCTCTGCGGCGATTCGTGCCCTGCGGCGCTGTCGTGCGTGTGCGGGTTCGATTCCGGCGGATCGTGGCGGTAGTTACTGCAGTGATGTCTGTCGGCGTGCAGGTATCGGGACGAATCTGCGTGCCACACGCCGCACAAATAAGGGCGCATCAGGGATCCAACATCTCTGTCCCAATTGTGGGCAGTGGTTCACCGGCCATCCAGGCGATGTGTTCTGTTCGTCGCGGTGTGCGCATCAACTCAAACCGTGCTATCCGCGGATCCGTCGTATCGCGTCAATTGAGGAGCGTAATCGACTGGCCGAGCTGATCTACCTGGTCCGGGCGGCCAATCGTCGGATCGATGAAACCCTCAATCCCTCTAATCCTAATTGGGACCGATAACCCCTGTGAGTGCAACAACTTACGGGGGGTCGCGTCAAGGTTGGCGAGGGTCACACGCCCAAACCCTGCGGCTCCGCCAAAACCATTGGAGGACGCCCTGAGGAACCCGGGGTCTCATGACCGGCGCGGCGGGTGGAACCGGAAGGCACGCCAGGGACATCCCCAGGAGGCCCCAGCGCCTCCCAGTGACCCGATCGCGTTCATCAACCGGCTCACCCATACCAAGGGGAAATTTGGGGGCCAGGCGTTCAATCTGCGGCCCTGGCAGCGCCGGATTGTCCGGCAGCTCTTCAAGAAACGCCGGGACGGACGCCGGCAGTACCGGACGTGCCTGCTGATGCTGCCGCGGAAGAACGGGAAGTCCGAGCTGGCGGCGGCGGTGGCGCTGTACGGGCTGCTGGCGGATGGGGAAGTGGGCGCGGAGGTGTACTCGGCCGCGGCCGATCGGGATCAGGCCAGTCTGGTCTTTGGCGTGGCGGCGCAGATGGTCCGGAACGATCCGGGCCTAGCGCAGATGACGTACCTGATCGACTCGCAGAAACGGATCGAGCATCCGGCCAGCGGCGGGATGTATCGGGCGATTGCGGCCGAGGCGCATTCCAAACACGGGTTCAATGCGTCGATGGTGATTTATGACGAGCTGCACGCGGCGCCGGATCGGAAACTGTACGACGTGCTCAGTACGTCGATGGGCGGCCGGGAACAGCCGCTCTTGCTGGTGATTTCGACGGCCGGGTACGACCGGCATTCCATCCTGTGGGAGCTGTACAGCCACGCGAAAAAAGTGATCGAACAGCCGTCGATTGACCCGACGTTCCTGCCGATTCTGTATGAGGCGCCGAGTGATGCGGACTGGACGGACGAAAAGGTCTGGCATCAGGCCAATCCGGCGCTGGGGGACTTCCGGAGCCTCGAGGAGATGCGGATCCTGGCGGCGCGCGCGAAGCAGATCCCGGCGCAGGAGAACACTTTCCGCCGGCTGTATCTCAACCAGTGGACGGAGCAGGCGTCCCGGTGGCTGTCGCTGGCGGCCTGGGATGCGTGTCAGGCGCCGATCGACCGGGCGTCGCTGCGCGGCCGGCCGTGCTATGTCGGGATGGACTTGAGTAGCACGACGGATCTGACGGCGCTGGTCGCCGTGTTTCCGGCGGGCGACGGGTGTGAGGTGCTGTGCCAGGTGTTCGTCCCGGAAGACCGGGTGAAGGACCGGCGGCGGCCGGATCGCGTCCCGTATGAGCAGTGGGCGACGGTCATCCCTGGGCCGACGGTCGATTACGAGGTCATCCGCGCGGCGCTGCTGGCGTGGACGCGCGAGTTTGACGTGCAGCTCGTCGCCTATGACCCGTGGAACGCGACGGACTTAGTCTCCCGGCTCGAGAAGCAGGACGGGCTGCAATGCGTGGCGGTCCGGCAGGGGTTCGGGGCGCTGTCGGCGCCGACGAAATCGCTCGAGAAGGCGGTGCTGTCGCGGGCCCTGCGGCACGACGGGGATCCGATGCTGCGCTGGTGCATCAGCAATGTCGCCGTGGAAAGCGACCCGGCCGGCAATCTGAAGCCGAGTAAGACGGTCTCGAGCGAACGCATCGACGCCGTGGTGGCGCTGATTATGGCGATCGATCTGCTGGACCGGCATCGGGCGGCCGACGCCACGTATTCGCTGCTCACGATCGGCTGAACGACCCATGCGTTTGACAGATGGGTTACCCTCTACCCATCCGTGGAGCGCGCTTACTCCCTCCTGACCATCAAGTCAATGGCCGCCGAGCTGCGCCGATTTTCTGGCGTGGCCTCGACGCCGGAGCTCGATCGCCAGGGCGAGAGCCTCGATCCGGCCGGCGTCACGTTCCGTGACTCGCTCCCGCTCCGGTGGCATCACGACCCGCGGCAACCGATCGGCCGTGTGACCCTGACCGCGACACCCGACGGGATCCTGTTCGACGCCACGATTCCCGACGTGCCCGAGCCCGGGACGCTGAAGACGCGCTGCGATGAAGCGTGGCACTCGATCAAAGCCGGCGTCATCACCGGCGTGTCCGTGGGCCTGCGCATCCTCGAGCGCCAGGCACGGCGCATCACCAAGGGCGAAATCTGCGAATTAAGCCTCGTTACCATTCCCGCCAATGCGTCCGCGTCGATCCTGCTGGTGAAATCACTGGCGACAGAAAGGCCGAACATGACCGCTGCTGAACAGATCCAGACCCTCGAGACGACCCGGACCGAGCTGGCGACCAAGATGGAAACGCTCCTCCACGCCAACGCGGAGGACCAGGCGGTCGCGGACGTGAAGCTCGAGATTAAGAGCGCGGACGCGCGGCTCGACCACTGGCGCGACCTCGAGGCGATCCAGCGCAAGACGGCGACGATCGTCCCGGCGTCCCCGTCCCCGTTCCGGTCGGTCAGCGTGTCGCCCGTCGTCCCGCCCGGGACGGCCTTTGTCCGGTACGTCTGCGCGCAGCTCGCGTGCAAGCAGTACAGCGTCCCGGCCTATGAATACGCGCAACGCTGGAACGGCTCCACGCCGGAAGTCGCGCTCGCGCTGAAGGCCGCCGTCGCGGCCGGCACGGCGACCGATGCGACGTGGGCCGGCCCGCTCGTCCAGCCGAACATCTCGAATGACATGGTGGAGCTGCTGCGGGCGGCGACCATCGTGGACAAGATCCCCGGCCTGTATACCGTCCCGTTCAACGTGAAACTGCCACAACAGACCGGTGGCGGAACGTATAGCTGGGTCGGGGAAACCAAGCCGAAGCCGGTCAGCGCCCTGGCCTTCGCCTCCCTCACGCTCGACTGGGCAAAAATTGCCGGGATCATCGTCCTGACCCAAGAGCTGATCAAGCTCTCGAACCCGAAGGCCGAGGATGTGGTCCGGCGCGAGATGGTCAACGGCATCGCGCGGTTCATCGATACGCAGTTCACGGACCCGGCCGTGGCGGCCGTGGCCGGCGTGAACCCGGCGAGCATCACGAACGGGGCGCCGACCGCGGCGGCGACCGCCAACCCGCTGGCCGATATTCTCGGGTTGATCTCCCACTTCACGACCAACAAC